ATATCCACCCCGCCCGCGCTGCCCACAAACCAGTTTTTGGTGACATCATCCTGAAATATCGGGGCATTGGTGACCGTCGCGCCGATGGCGGCGGCTTTGGCCAGGACATGCCATTGGTACGGATGCAGAACTGCCACATAGGGCCGGGGGGCTTTGGTCGCCACGAGTCGAGTGACGGCGGCAAAGAAATAGCCCCAAGTGATTGCCGTGCCCGCGCCGCAGACGGTGCCGCCGGTGAAGGAAGCCATATCACCTAACAGGTCGTTATTGATCTTCTTGGCGGTGGCCTGCCCCAACTCCAGCGCGGCGTCGTTGCGGACGCCAAACGGGTCAGAACTTAAACGGCTGTCGGTGATGAAATACTGAGCGCCCTTTTCGGCGGGGGTCAGGGTGGAGAGGACCGCCGGGGTGAACGCCTGGCTTTGCAGGTCGTCCGTTTCGCCCAAATCGGCTAACGTGGCGCTGTTGTACTCGCTTGATTTGCGGGGCCGGTTTTCGTCGTTGGTATCAGTAAAAGTGGTTGCCAGGGCTGCCATCACGTTTGAATCCCTGGCAATGAACATTGCATCCTCAAAGATATTGAGGAAGTAGCTGCTGATAGCAGCACCGGTTGTAAAAGCCATAATTTACCTCTGTTATTTCAAGCTGTCAGGCGTTCCCTTCGGCCACACTACCCCGCCGCCATGCGCCTCCGCCCCAGAGGGGTCGAAGTAACTGCCAGCGCCGCTGCCATAGATGCGGGTCCGGCGCTGGGCGTCGGTTTCCTTTAGCGGTTGACCGTCGCCAGCCGGGTTGAAGGTGGACAAAGATGGATTGCCATTTTTGATTAGATACTTCCGACTTTCAGCCAGCGCCTTGACCGCATCCGCCGCGCCCTCAACCTTGCCATTATCGGCAATGGTCAGGCCGGTTACATCAATCAGCCGGTAGGCGTCCTCCGGGTCATTAAAATTGAGCTTCGCCGCCTCGGAGATAACCGCCGACCTGATGAGGGTTTCACGGGTGCGGGTTTCGGCCTGCGCTTTAGCGGTTTCAAGTTCAGCCAATTTCTTCGTTAGCTTTTCGGTTTCGCTGAGCTGCGCTTCCTTGATTTTGGCGAGTTCATCGGCTGCGGCTTTAAGCGCGTCGTAGTCGGCGTGTTTCTCGCGTTCTTTGCGGCGCTCTTCGGCCAGAAACTTATTTAGCTCTGCCTGGGTGAAAGTCTTTTCCGGCGCTGCGGGCGGTGTTACCGCTGGCGTCGTAGGTGCCGCCGCTGGGGGCGTCGGATCCGGCGCTGAGGCCGTGGGGGTTGGTACTGCTGTATCGTCTGCCATCATAACCACCTTTTATACCCTTTGGTGTGAAGGTAAATAAAAAAGCCCGACTGTTTAACAACAGTGGGCTTATGGACAACTGCCTTGGGCCATTCGTTAGAATTGGCTTGCTATTTGATTTTCAGGTATCTACGGGGAGGGGGGAGACATATCTCCCTGCCGGTGTCAACCAATATAGCTACCGCTTCGCTATACCTCTAGGGGATGACTCAGCATTGCGGCCCCCCCATAGATACCTGATATAATTGTAATCTTATCACACTTATGACAATATTACAAGATGTCCTTGAACTTCGGCGCATCCTCGCCAGTTATCAGCCGGTAAAGCGCGGCGCAAAAGCCGATGATGTGCATGAGCATTTGTTTATAGATGGTGAGACGGTCGCGTTGGGTCATTGGTCAAGCTCGTCAAGTAAACACTTCAGAACAGTAACAGTTCCAGGTCTAAGATTAGAAATTCTAATCTTACCATTGATTACGTCTCGTAAGGATTGAATAGATCCGTCGATTTTTCCAGCGTGAAAAGCCCTTGTAAACGTCAGGCCGCCCAGAGTCAGACCATTCGTTCTGGTTAGAAGTTGAGCCGCCTCTGTTTTTTGCCATTGTTCATCTTTTACTTGCCAGTCCTCTTGCGGCTTTTTACCATCCCGCAAGCCGTCCCACTCCGCCTGGGATACCTGAATGATTAAATCGCCTTCAGGGGTATTGCCTAAAACCTTCATTCTACCAACTCCCCTAACGTCGCCTCGCGCCTCAACTCCCCATATACCGGGTCATCATACCGGGCGCTCAACTGCCCAAATTCAAACTTGCCATCCTGCCACGCTTCATACATCCCCGGCCCCATCAATTCGCGCTGGGTTGCCGCCGGCTGCTCGTTAAACCAATCCTCGCCGGTCTGGGTCGGCTCAACCGTTTCGGGAATGTCAAGCCCCAAATCGGCATAGGTGACGGTCTGAGGCACCGGAGAACAGCGGCAATTGTGATGGCCGTCCAATGTCTCATCAAGCGGGTGTATCGTGCCGTGCATCGAAGTGCAGGCGAGACAGGCGCTGCCAAGCTCTGCGTGCCACACCCACCCTTTGACAATGTTTTCATTGGCTAAATAGGTGGCGTGGTTAGCTAACTGGTAGCTCTTGATCTGCGCCGTTCTGACCGTTGTGAGCGCCGATGTCAGCCCGCTACCTAACCCGTTTAGCAAGTTCTTTTCAAGCTGCCTCGCAATCGTGCGCGGGTTGTCACCTTTGGCTATGCCATCGGTGATACGGTTGCCCACTTGCTCGGCCACGTATTCACCATAGAGTTCCCCTAATCGCTCGTTAAGCGGGCTGTCGGGCCCGGTCAGACCTGCCGCCGCTTCAACTGCATCAGCCGGTAGCCGGGCGAATGAGGCGACAAGTTGAGCGTGAACGGCGTCGGGTAGTGGGGGCAGGCTTTGCTCAATGAGCGCGAGCGCGTTGTCTATCCCGGCCTGCACCGCCTGAGACTGGACTATCACGACTTCACCCTGCACCGTCCCGCCGAAGCGCGTCACCTGCTCTTTGACCTGCTGCTGAATGGCTTGCATCCTGGCGAGCTTCATAATCGCGCCTCGGGTTGGGCTATCTACTGCCGCTATGTCAATTGACAGCTTGGCGATGTCGCCTTGCAGGCCGATGAAAATGCGGTTGTAGATGGTCGCCATACGCTGGGCGGCCTGCGCTTCGTCGGCGGCCAAGGCGGAGCGGAACTGGCGGGCGGCGTCAAGGGCGGTGGGGCGGGGCATTATTCATACCCTAAAAACTGGTAGGTTTCGCCCTGGTCTTCATCCACAAAAACCAAGTCGCCATTTCTTGGCCACTCCTTTGGCTCTTCGTCGCGTTCATAGTAAGTCATCCCTACGACTTCGTAGTCTTCCCATTCGTCTTCGGTCCCTTTTTCGCGAATGGAATACCGCAAGCCCCAACAGACGATGGGAAAACGCTCTTTCTTCCCATTGACCACAGCAACAGCTTGTGTACCCATACTGTTTGGGGTAATCTGCAAGATTTTGTAACTCATCACACCCCCCGATTAAACGGCTTGTTCTTATTCAGCGCCCCCAATATTTGAGCGCCAATATCCCCGCCGCTCGTGCCTTCACTGGCAATCAACTCATCTTCTTTCGCGCCGTCATAGCCGCGCTTGGTCCGGTATGTTTCTTTACTGATTATACCCATTTCAAGCTCTTGTCCAAGCGTAGCCACCTCCACCGTGTCATCAGTTGGCAGGACATCAGGCCAGATCGTCACCACCGTTTCCGGCGCGGCTTGCCCCCCCAGCAGTAGCCCGCGCTGGGCTATCGCCTCAAACGCTTCACCGTATAGCAATCGTTTCTTTTCGGTGCGCTTGATGGCATCAGAAAACAGGACGCGCAGTCCAAAGTTAGTTAGCGTCCCCACGCGATCTTTCATCGTCTGCGGATCAACCATCCCGCCGGATTGCCACAGACCGGCGGCGATAACGGCGGCCAGTTCGCGGGAGCTTGTCAGGTCGGATTGCATTTCCAGGTTGAATATTTTGGCGTCGGCATTAGGCACGGTCAGCAGGCCGCCGACCGATGTCTCGACCAGTTGATCGGCGGTCCAGCCGGTGCCAACCGTCTTGGGGCTGGCGTGGTGTTTAATGATCCGTTGCATATTGGAGAGAATGAAATTGAGCGCATCATTGAGTTTAGTCGCGCTGGTAATGTCCGATTTGCCATAGTAGGCATTAGGTGACGGTAGGTTCTGCCAGTCCACAATCGGCGGCCAATCGTAGGGCCAGGGAGGAGCCGTGATAGTTTGGATCCAACGAGAATCGGCGGCGAGATTCGGCCCGAAGTTGGGTCCACCCGGCGCTCTGTCTTTCAATTCATACACGATTTCAGTCCACCCCGGCGCGTCGTGGTCAACCACCTCGTTATCAATCACCGCGCCGCGCACGTAGTCTATCCGTTTGCCGACCTTACCGGAAACATATTGAAGCCGATACCATAGTACCCGCTCCATGTCCATTGCATCCCAGAACGCGGCAAAATGAGCCTGCTTAATGCGGGTAATATGGGTTGGCTGCCCTTGCCTGGGAATGAGGCGCACGGCGCAATGACCCTCAATAGCGCCGGAGAGGGCAATGGACTCCTGAAGGATAGCACCCCGGCTTTTCTGCCACATCAGGGCTATATCGTCATCCGTTGCGGTCTGGGTGTCATCTCCCCCCGCATCAAATGTTACTCCGTCGCCAATGAGGAAAGCGGTTAGCCTGTCGGCTAATGCTTCCACGTGATTGACGATTACATTATCGTTATAGCCGTCCTTTTGGATTTTGAGGGGCAGATCATGGTCGCCTTCGTAGTAGGACCAGCCGCGTTTGATGGCCGATTGGCGGGCTTTGATTTCGGCGGCGTAGGCCTCTTCGAGGGAGCGCCAGGCGTTGGAACGCATGTCAAGGATATATTCAGTACTTTCAGGCATAGAAAGGATTGACCTCCTGATATTCGACGGGCCCGGCATCTCCCAGCATTAGCTCGGTCAGCGCCCAGACTGCGGCGTCGAGGCGGTTGGGACTGTCATCGCCGGGAATCCAGGTACAATATTCATCCTCTAAAGTGGCAAACATTCCGACGTGATGCACCCTACCTTGCTCGTAGAGCGCCGCTATCGGCTCCGCCCGCGTGTACTTGCCCCGGCTGGCCCATAGCTTTTTGGTGGCGACCTTTGGGTCAACCGTGGCAATGGTGCTGATGACCATATCCCCGCCGTTATTCGCTTCGACGGCGGCCCGGTCTGCCTTGTGCTTGTAAAAGCCGGTCACGACTTGCCGCCCCCATGTGTCGGGGCTGCCGGGGGTGGATAGGTCATCTAAAATATAGCCGTGTTTGCCAGCGTCGATTCCGGCTACAATGATACCTGTTTCGCCAGTTGAGGCTGCCGGGTCAACCCCCACGACTACCCGAATCAGATCGGGGTGTTTGGTGACGCGGCCCGCTTCGATAATGGCCCGCGTCCATAGAGCGCCGGGTACGTCGTCCATTACTTCGCCGTGTAGTTCCTGGCGTCCAAGCCGAGTCCCTTCGTAGCGCTTGACCACCCGCTTGATGTAACTTGGGGCTAAATTGTGAAGATTGGCATAAGTGCTAACCACCCGGTCAACGATGTCAGGATCGGCTAATAGTTGCTTGATGATCGGAATCGGGCGGGGGGTGGTCGTGATAACCACTTGGGGATTGTCACCTAAGCGCAGCCCAAACTCCAAATTATCCCAGGCCAAAGTAGGGTATTTGAACTTTGCCAATTCGTCAACCCAGGCCGTGCCATGCTGCGGTCCCCTGAGTTGGTCCGGCTCATCACCGCTAAAGGCGGTGGCTGTCACGCCGTTGGGCCAGGTCAAGCGCCGTTTGGATGGCTCGTATTCCGGCATAAACCAGGGCGGTGATATTTTAAGGATGCTCGATTCGCCTAGCTCGATCATCGTGTCTCTGACATCGGCTTTTGTTTCCCCCACCAATGCAATGGGCTGGAATGGGCCATTTCTGGCTCGGTTAATAATCCACTCTGCCCCGGTCCTTGTTTTGCCAGCGCCGCGCCCGCTGCGAAGTAGCCAGCCGAACCAATCACCGGGGGGCGGTAGTTGGTCAGGACGTGCCCAAAACTCCCAATCATATAGGAGCCTTTTCGCTTCCGTGTCCGTTAGTTCCTGAAGGACCGATTCTCTGTCCTTCGGCGGTAGCAATGCTATTGAGACGGCTACGGAGTTTGTCAAGTGGGCTATCCCTGTTTTCTACAATGTCGGTTGGTTTACCTTCGAGTAATTGCAACTTGTCTACCAGAATCGCCGCGCCGGTTATCAAGTCTCTATAACTGGCGTCCGGTCTTGCGTCGGGGGCTGCTTCAAAAGCGGCGTAAATCTCGCTTCGGATAATGTCGGCTATCTCGCGCCTTTTTTCTGTTCGCACATCCGAAGGGGGCGGGTTTCGGGTGGCATTGTACCAGCCATGAAGGGTGGTATTTGGCATCCTCAAATGCCTGGCCGTTTGCTCTAATGCGCCCTTTTTCTCAGGATAGCCAGCCGCTTCCAACATGACCACAGCAGAGGCTCTGAATTTGTCATCGTAGCGGCGGCGTTGTCTTGTCACATCCTCACCGCGCCCACCGGGAAATCTTCCGCACCGGTCGGCTCCCACGCTCCAAACTCACCCGGCCATTCCTGCCATTTCGCCTGAAGTACCTCACCATAGCGGCTCGTGTAAGCTATCTGGCCATCAGCGCTCAGGCAATGCGCCCCGACGCGCTGGGCCGCTCTGAAGCGAGGCAGAGGCACGTCGCAGGCTTCGGCGGGCGGCGTAGGGGGGCGAGAGGGGGCATATGGATTATAACCCGGAATGGTCAACGTTATTCGTTTCTCCCGTGCATCATAAAAAGCCGATCCGCATTGACAATAGCCGCTGGGCCGGTAATCGGGATTGGTAGAACTTGATGTCCAGGTGAAAACGTGTTTACCATCTGAACATAACTCAAAGTTTAACATTTCTCCCCCAACCTCTCCGCCTCGACAAGCTGCGCTTCCATTTCCATTTCTTTCAACTTCGCGTGATACGCAGCCTCAAAGAATTCGTGCAATTCCGCCGCCCGTTCATGTCCGGCCATGGCCACGGCGAGCCGGTCGGCCATTTCGAGGAGGGCGTTATAGGTTAGCAGGGCCTGTCCTGAGTTGTATCGAAGGGCGGGGTCAGCCTGGATCGGGTTAGTTAGCTCGGTGTAGCCGTGCAATATATTCCTCCGCCCGCCGCGCCCATTCGCACTCGGCGGCGGGGCAATCAGCAAAATCGCCGGGTGGGTGGTCCTCGTGTAATTCCTTGACACCGGCTATACCCTCTCGCAAAAGCTCGACAGTTGCACACTCAGGGCATTCAAGGGTGACAATGGTCATCCCATTCTGCTGATGCTTGGTGATGACCTTTTGCTTTTGGTGTGTTTCGCACCATTTTTCTTGCTGGTCAAATGGATGGGTCACGATTCGCCTTCCTCCGGCGACAGCACCTCATTGATTGCATCCCGCAATAATTCCAATTGTTTCCCTCCGCCTTCATGACTGGCAACTTCTTTGACCGCCACGTTGAGCAGTTCCGGCAACAACTGCTGGGTGTGCCGCGCCCACGGGATGTAGGCGAGCCGCATGATTTCGCCCATATGCTCTGTCATCATTACCGTGTCCTGTGCGGCGTCGGCCATGTCGTTAGCGGTCAAGGCGGCGGCGCGGGCCTGAATCTGGGCCGACTGAATCCGGCGCGTCAAGGATAACCAATTGGTATTTATCACGGCCAGGGCATGAGTATTGACGCTCCAAACTTCAGTAAGGTCAGTCAGGTGCGGTTCAAGTTTGGCCGCGTCGAGCCTGTCAATATCTACGCTGAGCGAGGCGACGGCGTGAGCCAGGCCGGTGGCATTTTTGGCGGTGCGGCGAAGGCGTCTAAGGGTTTGGTCAAACATAATCTTAAACCTTGAACGAAGTGCCTGCGAAGTCCCTGGAATGGGGGAAGGTATGAGACCCGGACGGAGGGGACTATCCCGGCTCCACCAGCAGGCCGCTATCCGTTCTTTGTAAGTCGTTTACCGTTTTTTGCAACGCGTTAAACAGTTCTCTTTGGCGTTTGGCGTCTTGTTTGCCAAACCCCCCGGCAAAAATAGAGGGGGCGATAATGTGCTTCAGAATCCAGGCGATTGTCGCTTCATCCTCTGTTAGAAATATTCTAAAATTATTGATAATAGTTTGAGCGTCGGCGGCCTTATAAACCTGATCCTCGATAATGTTAGCAGTTACTTCCTGCTGGTCGAGTAGTAGTTGAGATGCCTCGATTGCTTTTTGTTGCTTTTTCAGGCTGATTACCATTAACGTTTCGGCGGCTAACATTAACGTGTGGCTGGCTTCGGCAACCTCTCGATCTACATTGTAACTCTTTTCAATCAAGTGGACTGGCGGAACAAGACCCTCCAGCCTCTCGATAATAGATTGGGGGTGGGCTGGTTTGAGTGCTTTTAGCCCCAACATTTCTTTTAGCCAATTCAGAGCTTTCTTTCTCATCAGGCCAAACCCTCCAGGTCGGCGATTTCCTGCTTCTTTTTCTCAATTGCGTTTTGTAAATGCACCGGCACATCATCGCCCCGCCGAGCGGCCTGGATCTGGAGCTTGTTTAGGGTGTCGTAAAGTGCGGCAAGTAAATCTCGCTTTTCCAGCCGGGCCTTGATGGTGCCCCGCGCCGATTGCATCTCGTCAATGGACCGGGTCAGTAGGGCATAAACCGCTTTCTCAAGGTCCTGGATGGCGTCGGTGTTGCCCTTTGTCTTTTCATTCAGCCGCTCTACTGTGTCCTTAAAGGCGTCATCCATTGTCGCCAGTTGACTGACCAGCGCCTCGGAGCGTTCCACCTGATTTATAAGCCGCTGGACAACTTCACTAAGCCGGGCTTCCCGGCGTTTCTCTACTTCCCGATCCATGGACCGCTTTTCGGCTATCAGGTCAAGTTCACGTTGGTGGTTAGCGGCCTTGTCACGTTCAACTAAAAGGGCGTCAAGGGCGAGTTGGTTTGCCTCCGCTTGCAACCTTATTAGTTCGGTATGGGTCTGGATTACAAGTTCTAGCTTGTCAGCGGCTGCGGCTGCGGCGGCCAGATCTGTCCTGAGCCCCGTCGAAGGGTCGATTGGATCAATGTTAATCTTTCCCGTGAAACAAAAAGCCCGGCGACCCTTGGGAGTGCCCCCTGGGCAAGCGCCGGGCCTTGTGCTTTGCCCTCTCGGTTTAGGAGGCAGAACCGGGGACAAAAATAAAGAGGAGGACGCAAATTTCTCGCGGCCTCCTCTGGTACGATATGAATATCTTAGCATATTTACATGGCTTTGTCAATCAGAGTCTCTGATGACGGTTAGGCCGCTGCTGCTGCGTCGGCTTGATGGTTGGCGGCTTCCGCCAATTCGCCCAGCAGCATTTCCTCATTATCTGGGCTGTACTGTAGCCCGTGCATGTCCAGCGCAAACTTGACCTCTGCCTCATTTGCAAAGAAGGGTATAGCCTGGATGACGCGGGTCGCGAATCGCTGTAAGTCGCTGGCGTCCTCCCCTATCGGCCCATCCTCTACGATGCGTAATGGATTGTCAGCGCGGCGGGCCTTGCGCTCTGCCGGTGTCAATGTTTCACCCTTCGTCTTGTTGGCTTGTGCTTGCTGCTTTGCCTCACGTACCCGCAGGGCGTTATGTATTTCGCCAAATGCCTTAACAGGTTCAGTGTAAAGTTCAATTACAATCCCCTTCCAGTCGTCTGTCTCAGGCCCGTATAACCGGGCGATGCGTTTGGCGTTGGTTTTGTTGAGGATCATTCCCTTTTTGGATTCCACAAAATAGAGGACTTGCTTTTCCTCTGTTTTGTCGCTGTTGGATACATCCTCATTGACAACACGGTCGATGGTCATCGGAACCGATTTGCCTTTGAGTGAATCGCCAGCGATGTACTTGAATAGACTTGATTTATAGATGTTCATTTTTATCTCCTAATAGCTCGTTCGTATAACCCTCTATCCACTGCTCGACCCCTTCGCGCTCATCGATCTCACGCTTGCCAGCGCGGAGGGCGGCGGGGAAGTCGGGGAGGTGGGTTATTTTGAAAGTGTAATTATCTTTTTTGCCGGTGCAAGTATGGGGTGTGGCGTTTAAGGCCCAACCACGGAAGCGGGTTTTGATGGTCATCTCGCCTCTCTAATACCAAGCATCTCTGCCCATACCGCCGGTAATTCCTCTGCCGTAATTGTCCAGGCGAGCGGCTTGTTTGCCCGACCCTTTGCCAGTACAGCCAGGGCGTTCTCAATAGTCCATTCGATACCGGCGTCATTCAAGCAGACGGCGATAAAGCGGGCATCACCAAGTTTTTTTGCTGCATCCTGAGCTTGTCGAAGGGCGGTTTCTTCTGTCATAGCACCCTTGACCCTAACCAGCCGCTCGGCATTTCCTCTTTGCTTTTGGCTCGCCACGCCCCCGGCTTGTTGCCCTGCTCCATGGCGTCTATGTCGGCCTGGGTGACTTCCACCTGGGAGATCGGTGGGGCGGGCACTGCATCAGCGTGATAGCCGTTAAATGGCATTGATTGCGCCGCTACTGACACCCCATCCAGCCACGCCTGATAGACGGCTTCAACGTGTTGGCACTCTGCCACATAGCAGTTATAGCACCAGCCATAGCCGCCTGGGTGAAATGGGCCAAAGCCTACCAATTGCCCGGCTGGTAATTGGTATACCCCCTTTGGCAGTTTGACTATTAAGTTGCTTTTGATTATACTGTTGTTCATTGAGGTCTCCATTTTCTAGCGATTTTGGGGCGGGCCGGGCGCTGTTTCGAGCAGCGGCCCGGCCTTTTTATTGGTTGATTTAGTTACTTCTTGCTTTTCATTATGCCAGCCCCGGCCCGTGCCAGGGATGCCGCATCCTTGATCTCCGGCTTGGCGTTTTTGTACGCTTCAGCCAGGGCTTTGAGATCGGCGGCTGAGATTGTTGGTTTATCATTGCTCATTGTTCGTTTCCTTTCTGGCCCGTGGCCTGTGGGTTGATTTAACTTCCTATGATTAAGTATATACGATTTCTTGCCTAGTTGCTATACGTTTACCCTACGCTTTTATTAAAATATCCGTTTTCTCGTATAGGGACAGTTGACTATGATTTCTTATTGTGGTATTATTCTTTTGACGGTTGAAAGGCCGATCTTTTAGAAAGGGAATAGCCAATGCTGACCTTTACAATGGATGCCCAGAAAACTTATATTGAGCAGTTGCTTGATGGTCTTGACTGGACTATCGACAAGCTGGCACGTGAGGCTGATATGTCTTACTCCCAGACTCACGAAATTGTTACCAAGGGTTTTAGAACCGGCACGCGCCTCGGTAACATTGAAAAGCTGGCATCTGTCTTGAAAGTGTCCGTTGTCGATCTGATTGATAAGCACCCAAGACAGGAGAAATAAAAATAGAGCGCCCCACTCCAATGAGTGAAACGCTCTATTTTTGTCTCTACCGGCCAGCATTGTAGCTAACCTTTAGAAACACCCCCCCCCAGCCTCTCTTCGCCGCCAAGCTCGCGAGGCAGGGGGGTAATCACGAAGCCCGTTATAGGCTTGGGATTCCTTAATAACAGCAGCTAGGCCGCCCGTGACAATTCGCTCCGTTAAGATGAGCTAGACGGCGGCCCGGCGAATGATGGCAGCGGCGGCGTAAACGCTAATGAACGCAGCCGATAGTGGCAACCGTCGCTGCCATCGTTTTCAATTGTTTCGATTGATGGAAAATTACTACGCTTCGTGTCCCCTTGGGGGAGTGAGGCCATCAATCGGCGGTCCCCTACGGGACCCGCAAGGCTTGTAGCAACCTACTTTCAGTAAGAAAGCAAGTGACCTCTGCTACTCCGATCAATGGTATGTTAATGATAACCGAACGCGCCCGTTTTGGCAACTTATGCGAAGGTGGGCAAAGTTCGTAGCAACTTATCTCAGGTAAGTTGGTATAAAAGGAGATTATTCAATGGAACATCACGGCGATGATTCAGAAGCATTGGACCTTATGAAAAAGATGTTTGCAGAGCGTTTTTCGCAGGCACAAGGACTCCAGCAAGACATTAGCAGGTTTGGGCTTGGCCCAACAGGGGCGTTTCCAGAGGGCGAGCTGAATGATGACGATGAGGGCGAAATCAGAATCGCCATCGGTATGCAAGGTGACAAGGTAGTTATCGACTTTGGCAAGCCGACCGCCTGGATAGGATTCACTAAAGAACAAGCCAAACAGATTGCCGAAATGTTACTAAAACACGCTGGCTACTAAAGTTTCCCCCTCGGAGAACTAGCATTATGTCTCTCGGCCCGCCCTTCGTCGTCAACCATCAAATACCGGCCCGTCGTGGCGATATTCGAGTGCCCCATTTGCCGTTGGATGTCCAGCAGATCGGCTCGATTCCGCAGGCTGTAGACGGCATAGGCGTTTCTAAATTGGTGCGGGGTAAGATGAGGGATACCGGCCCGGCGGCAACATTCGTCCAGGTCCTGCCTCATACCCCATGTTGTCAGGCTGCCCCAGCGCCCGCGACAATAGGCGATGAAGAGGGAATCAAGGTCGGGCGGAAGGGGCAGCATAGCCAGGGCTTTAAGCCATCGCTTCACATCTTTGGCGGTGGATCGGTGGAAAACGACGACACGATTCGAGTGGGTTTTGTCGCCACGGATAAAGGCGCTGCGGTAGTTTTTTTCAATGAATATATCCTTGACAGTAAGCGCGGCCAATTCGCCAACACGGAGGCCGGTATCAAGGGCCAGCGACCACAGGGCCAGGGCGCGAATGTCAAGCCAATTGCCCCGGCCCTTATCGGCCGCGGCTTCGAGATAGACAAAGAGCTTTTGCAGGTCGGCGCGCCTCGGAGTGCGGGGCAGCAAGCGGGGCTTGGGTGGCTTTTCGGCAAGGTCAATAGGGTTGCTGTCCAGCTTGCCGCGCTTGACCAGCCAGGCCAGCCATATTTTGAGCGCCTTGTAATAGGCTTCGATGCTGCTCTCCTTTAGCCCGCGCTGTTTGCAGGCGAGTAAGAAAGCGTCAATGGATTCGGGGGTTGGGGGCCAGCGAGCGCCCAGATGAGCAGAGAACTGGACAAGAGGCGTTTGGTAAAATAGGATCGTCTTGGGGGCGTGAGCGGCCTTGGCGGTCAGGAAATCGGAAACGAAGTGAGGGGCTTTGGGGTCCATATTCGCTTGGTCCTTTCAACCCCACAGTGTAACACAAAAAGGCTGAGAGCGGTTTAGTACCTTCGCAGGCACTTTGTACTCTCAGCCTCAATAGCCTTAGCCCATCGCGGCCCGTCCTACTGCCTCCCCAGGTGACAGGACGGCCCGTACTCAATTAAACAATCCTATGGCGTTCTGATCTTCCCCGTTAGGGCGGCCTCGGCTGTGCCGTGGTATACATAACACCCCGGCTTCGTGTTTATTATAGCACACATTTGCGGCCGGAATCAAGTATAAGTGGTTAGACATTTTGAGCGGCGAGCGTTGGGAAAGATTAAAAGTTTGTAAATAGTTAGAATTTTAAGGATAGCCGATGATAGTGCAAGGCAATAGTTACAGAATACCACTAGCCGATGAATCGGTTCACGCATGTATTTCATCCTTCCCCTACTACAATTTGAGGTCATACGACGGCATCCCCCCCACGATTTGGGGCGGCGATTCGCTTTGTGCCCACGTGTGGGGCGAAACCAGGCGGATTCCCGTAGGTCGAAACGATGAAACGCCAGAGGCATTACAGCGCCGGTACGAACAAGGCCACCGCAGAAGCCCGGCAAGTAAAGCGATCGGCCAGCCAACGGAAGCCTCAACCGGCCAATTCTGCCAACTCTGCCAGGCGTGGAAGGGATGTTTTGGATTAGAGCCAACCATCGCCCTCCACGTCGCCAATGCCGTCGCCGTCTGCCGTGAGATCAAGCGCGTTTTGCGCAAGGATGGGATTCTCTGGCTCAATTACGGAGACTCATTTTCGGGCGGCAAGAACGGCCGCAGCGCCGCCAATGGCAAAGCGTTAGGCAACGATGACCGGACCTTCAGGGATAAGCCCTTCAGCGTGACGGAACTGCCCGCCAAGAACTTGTGCATGATCCCGGCCCGCGTCGCGATTGCGTTGCAGGATGACGGGTGGGTGCTTCGGTCGGAGATGCCCTGGGTGAAGTCGAACGCGATGCCGTCCAGTGTGACCGACCGCCCCGGTACGGCGCATGAGCACGTATTTATGTTGGTGAAGTCGGCAAGATACTATTTTGATATGGAGGCGGTGCGCCGGCCTCATCAGCAAATGGATAAAGCAAAGGGAGTCAAAGGTTCTTTTCACGATCATACAAACGATATGGAGAACGGGCAAAGAATCAAAAACAAAGGAGCCGAAACGTACAACCCCGCTGGACGCGCCTTCCGCACCTCCGACCTGTTCTTTGACAGCCTGGATGCGGCCATTGCTCACCTTCAGGACATCCGCGACAACGGCGGGATGCTGCTCGCAGAGGATGGAACACCGGCGGCGCTGGTGGTGAATAGCGAAGGATTCGCCGGGGCGCATTATGCAACTTTTCCGAGGCGGCTGGTTGCGCCGTTGGTGAAGGTGACGCCGGAGAAGGTATGCCCGGCTTGCAATTCACCTTGGCGGCGGGCGGTGGAGAAAAAAGC